AGCCAAGACCCCGAGCGCAGCGGACGCCTACACCGGGAACATGAAGAAGGACGAATTCAAGTTCGGGAACAGCGGGAGTCTGGCTCAAGAGGTGGAGAGCGGGTTTCTGGAGACTCACCGGATGTGGCCGACTCCGACCACTCAGGAAGTGGAACATCCGAACACAGTTCTGACAGAAACAGGGAGAAGAAAGACCAAGGATGGCAAGAACAGTCACTCTCTCAATCTCGCAGACTCGGTGAAGATGTGGCCGACTCCGAACTGTATGGACGTGATCACCCCCAAGAGAGACCTCACAAAGATGGAACCCAAAGGAAACTGGGGAAAGGGAATGAACACAGGAAAACTGTCGGAGATGGTGAACTATTGGCCGACTCCGACAGCGCCGGACTGGAAAGACAACGGGAAGTCACCGGCAGAACTGGCGAGGAACTCAGTAACCCTGGCGACTCACGCTGGTGGATCACTGAACCCGACGTGGGTCGAGTGGTTGATGGGTTGGCCTCTCGGGTGGACAGACTTAAAGCCCTTGGAAACGGACAAGTACCAGCAGTGGCTGCAACTGCATGGACGATCCTGAGTACCGGCATTTGAGACTGTGCGCAGCTCGAATGGCGTGGCCGCAACGCTTCCAGCGTACACCGTCCGGCAAGTACACCTGGGGCCAATGGTTCGAGGCTAAGTTCGGCATCAGCCTGGAAGAACTGCGCAAGACTGAGGGCAGCAATGCCAGCGACTAGGCAGTACGTCCCGGCCGGTGATGCACCGCCTGCACCCTGCGACCTGGGATGCTGGTGGTGGTGGCGTTGCCGTAACGAGCAGCTGGCCTGCGAGCCGTTTGAGCGGTTCGTCAATGACCCCTACGCAACCCGGCGTGAGCCGCCAAAGAAGTTCATAGCCACCCGCAAAACCTACGAGACAATTTTCAAGAAACGCAAAAGGTGAGCAAATGATTCACTATCACGGTGGGCCTTTGGGAAAATCCGCACAGTCGCACGAGTTTTTTGCCGGTCGCCATTCGTTAATCAGTTACGCCCACCGAGCGGAATTGGAGACGATGGCAGAGGTCAGTCATTCGTTTGTTTTAGACAATGGTGCTTTTTCCGTTTGGAAGTCTGGCAAACAGCTTGACGTTGATGGTTATACGTCTTGGGTCGATGATTGGCGGCGGCATCCCGGTTTTGATTGGGCATTGATCCCTGACGTTATCAACGGCACCGAAAAAGACAACGACAGTTTGATCGCCGATTGGCCTTACCCGGCAGACGGCGTTCCAGTATGGCATCTGAATGAATCACTAGATCGTTTGGAAAGACTATCTAGCGAATGGCATCGGGTAGCCCTTGGTTCAACTGAGGGCATGGAACCAGGCAGCAGTCGGTTTTGGAATCGGATTGCGCAAGCAATGGAAGTCGTTTGCGATGAGGACGGCAGACCGAGCTGCAAACTGCACGGTTTGAGGATGCTTGACCCGAGAATATTCGAATCATTACCGCTTGCATCTGCCGACAGCGCGGCCGCTTCAATTAGGTCGTTTATGCCTGGAGAGCGTTTCGGAATTTATCTGCCAAAAAAGGAAAGTCAAAGGGCGAACATCATTGCAGATCGCGTGGAGGCTTGTAACTCAGTCCCAAGATGGACAGCAAACATCACAGTACAAACGGAGTTGAAACTATGTGGGCAGTAATCTATCTCGCCAGTATTGTTTCAGTGAATTGGTTATTTACTGTAATCCCGCCAATCGGTATCTGGCAGCCAACGTCAATGATTGTCGGCCTGACGTTCATTTTCCGCGATATGGCGCAACGCAAGATCGGACATTGGGTCATTCCGGTGATGCTGGCGGGAGGTGCAATCTCCTACGTCATGGCTGATCCGTTCGTTGCCATCGCATCGGTGACGGCATTTCTCATTTCGGAGGGGGTCGACTGGCTGGTCTACACCTTCACCAAACGTCCATTGCGCGACCGGATTCTGTTTTCCTCGGCAGTCGGCACACCGATTGATTCGATTGTGTTTACCGCAATGATCGGGATTCTCAGCCCGGTGAATGTACTTGTGATGACGGCATCCAAAATGGTGGGAGCGGTTGCGGTCTGGTGGTCCCTTAAAAAACAACATTAAACAAATGCAGCTAAGCCTGCCCTGGCCGCCGTCCGTCAATAACTATTGGCGCATGGCACGAGGCCGAATCTATATCTCGGCGAGAGGCAAGGCGTACCGTGAGGCGGTCAAACTGATTACGCATGGTCGTGGATTCTTTAACCCGGAGACGCGGCTCAAGGTGCATATCACGGCGAACCCGCCGGACCGCCGACGCCGGGACATCGACAACCTGTTCAAGTGCACGCTCGACAGTCTGGAACACGCTAATGTATTCGCGGATGACTCGCAAGTGGACAAGCTCTCGATCCATCGTGCTGCCGTCATTCCGGGCGGTGCCTTGCTCGTAACGATACAATCCGTATCATGAGACTGCCGCCAACAGAAAAGCCGCTGACGATCAAGCAGGAGCGCTTTGCGCAGCTGGTGATCGAGAAGCAGGGCCGGTTATCCGAGGCATACCGCGAAGCCTATGACGCAGACAACATGACCGATGAGTCAGTCAAGGTATCCGCGCACCGACTAGCGCGGGATCACGAGGGCGTCGCCAAGCGGATCGATGCGCTGCGCGCTGAACTGCTGGAACGCCACAGGACGAGCGTGGACACCATCACCGCTGAGCTCGAAGAAGCCCGCCGCCTGGCAATGACCGAAAAGGCGGCAGGTCCGGCAGTGCAGGCGTCGATGGGTAAAGCCAAGCTGCACGGCCTGCTGGTCGAGAAAAAGGAGGTCACCACGCCGCAGGGCGTCAAGTTCGTGATGATGGCACCGGATGCTCAAAGAAAAACCGGAGATTAGATACCAGGCATCCCCGGCACTGTGGGCCTTTCATCAGGATGATGCTTTTGTCCGGGGTGTGATGGGGCCGGTCGGGTCCGGCAAATCCACAGCGTGCTGCTGGGAGTTGTTCAGACGCTGCCAGGAGCAGGAACCGGGACCGGACGGCATACGACGCACCCGCTGGGCCGTGGTGCGCAACACCTACCGCGAGCTGACGGATACCACGGTCAAGACCTGGCTAGATTGGTTCGATGACGTGGGGGATTTCATCAATCAGGATATGACGCATCGGGTCAAGTTTGAGGACGTCGAGGCCGAGATTATGTTCCGGGCGCTGGATAGACCGCAGGACGTCAAGAAGCTGCTATCGCTGGAACTGACCGGTGCCTGGGTCAACGAGGCCCGGGAAGTACCCCGGGCGGTGATTGATATGCTGCAGGGTCGTGTGGGCAGATACCCATCCAAGCGGGACGGCGGGCCGACCTGGCTCGGGGTCATCATGGACACCAACCCACCGGATAACGATCACTGGTGGTATCGGTTGTTCGAGGAAGTCGCACCCGACGGCTGGCAGCTGTTCAAGCAGCCAAGCGGCCGGGGGCCGGATGCGGAGAACATCGAGAACCTGCCGGATGGATATTACGACCGGCTGCAGGCGGGCAAGGATGATGAGTGGGTCCGGGTCTATGTCGATGGCGAGTACGGATTCATTACCGAAGGCCGGCCGGTCTATCCTGAGTTCCGCGATCACCTGCACGTTTCGCGTGAAACCCTGGAACCTATTGATGGCGAGACGATCGTGATCGGCATCGACTTTGGTCTGACGCCGGCTGCCGTCTTTGGTCAGCGCGATGTCCGGGGTCGATGGCGCTGGATACACGAGCTCGTCACCGAGGACATGGGTGCGGTCCGGTTCGCCGAGCTGCTGCAGAACGAGATGGCGTCACGCTTTCCGGGGGCTGAGTACCAGGTATGGGGTGATCCGGCGGGCGACCAGCGGGCGCAGACCGATGAAACCACGCCATTCCAGATACTGCGTGCCCGAGGCATCAAGGCACGTCCGGCACCGAGCAATGACTTTACGCTGCGCCGGGAGGCAGTCGCGACGCCGCTGTCACGCCTGGTCGATGGTGAACCGGGTTTGTTGATCTCGCCAAGCTGCAGCTCGCTGCGCAAGGCGATGGGGGGAGGCTACTGCTACAAGCGCATCCAGGTATCAGGCGATGAGCGCTTCCACGATAAGCCGGACAAGAACCAATACAGTCACGTCGCGGATGCAGCGCAGTACCTGATGCTGGGAGCGGGTGAGGGTCGGGCGATCTTGAAGCACCACACGCCGGGGCCGAGCAAGCCGATCCAGGCAGATCAGGGTTGGAGCGTCTTTGGTTGAGCTATTACGTTGTGTGTTTTGCGTGTCGCGGGGCACCGCGCTGGTGGAACCGTTTTCTGCATCCGAGAGCGCTGCACGTCTTTGCGCTCAAGTGGACCGGCAAGCATTGGGTAATGGTGCATCCGAGGATTGCGTACCTCGAAGTCCAGGTGCTCGATTATGAGAACGAAAGCGACCTGCCGACCATCGTGTCAAAAATGGAAATAGACGGTCTGTGTCGGGTAGACTTCAACCACTTGGATACAGAACGTATCCGCTTGCCGTGGATATTCGGGCCGTGGACCTGCGTCTCGCAGATTAAGGCACTGCTCGGGATTCGTGCTTGCTGGGTACAAACGCCACGCCAGCTGTGGCGATACTTGGAACGAGGAATTTAATATGGGTGCAGGTGGTGGTGGTGATGGCAGTAGCAGCGCGTCGAAGGGTGCAGCGGCGCGGTCGGCATCGTTGGGTCAGCGATCCAGAGGGGCGCGAGGTCAGGGCGGCGGTGTAGCAC